CATCCTCTGTAAATACAGATGAGGATGAAGAAGATGCACTCAGCTATTTTGCAAAATTAGCTGAAAATTAGAAAATACCCCGAAAAAAATTTCGGGCCATTTTTTACGCCAGAGGTCGCTCAAAACGACCTCTTTTTTTATGGCGAAATAAGTCTTGGATTTTCGGTTACTTTTAATCTTTCGTTGATAAATCCTTGTGATTCTTTATATATCATCATTTCATTAATATCTCTGAAAAATATATCCAATAATTCTCTTTTGAGAATATTAATATTTCTTTTATTGTCATTTAAATTAGTTTCATGTTCTAAAAACGAAACTGAGGTTACTTCTGATTCCGTGCGTGTTACACCATTATCAACAAATGTTATTGAATGATCAGAGGGAACATATAATCCAGCTGGTTGTATTAAATTACCATTTGAATCTCTTAAGATTTTTGTTTCATAATGATGAATATTCGACAATTGTTCACTGGTGTATTTGGCGTTTAAATATGTTAAAAAATCTTGACTACCCATTGGCCATTCGTCTCTTACATGAATGACGTTATTTGTGGTTAAAACAACCCAATCTAATGCAGGGTCATTGTAAAATCTAGCAGCGACTTGATCTGGTCTTTCATCAGACTTAACTGAATATTTTTGAAAGTTAACAGCACTATCAAATACGTCATCACGCATTACTGCTCTTTTAAAAATATTTTTGACTATTTGATAGTCATAGGCAGATGATCGATCATTATTTAATGAAGGATAATCTAAATTTGGTAATTGCCTGAAATAAGCGTTTGGTGATCCTGAGTATGTCATTTTAGTATCCTACACTTCCTTGCATTTGTGGATCATTTTGATCTTGTGCGTAAATTGGTCTTAATTCTGCAAAGTTCATGCTCATTTTAACTGCAACTGGTTGAGAATCTTGATATGCAGACCAATAACCATTTGTGGCATAATCAACTGCAATTGTTCTCAATGCAAGTCCGCCTGGACTAAATCTATTTACAGTTTTTAGAACATCATTTCCGCCAGGCCCATTTTTGTACTCTAACGTGAATACATCAGGTGTTTTCAAGAAGGTTGAACTTTGATATTTAGGAGCCATTCCAGATTTAAACCATCTGATGATTTTTCTGATTTCTTCACCCTCTTTACGACTTCTTGCAATCATTAAAAAGTCAAAATTAAAATCTCTCAACACAGGGCCTGCAAATAATAATTCTGCATTTGGGTTTAAAACTTGTCCACCTGTTCTTGCTAGAATTTGGTCTTGTGTTACAGTTTGACCAGTGGCTCTCGCAGTCAATTCAGATGCTGTCGCAGCACCGATAGCACCACCCATACCTCTTAGTTTTTTCGCAAGACTTTCATCACCTCCTTGAGCGGCCTGTTGTATATCTCGAGCTTGCTTTAAGTCTTCAACACTGATACCTAATCTCTCGGCTTGTGCAGCCATATCTTTTTTTCCAACTCCTAAAGCACCAGCAAGACCGACTGCTTGTAAACCGAATATATTTAATTCACTTTCTCCCCATTCTGCTCCGTTTGTATCAACAACTTTTGGCATCGGTAATAAAACACTGCCCATGAGTCGATTACCCAACATGGTGCCACCAGCTACATCTCTATACCCCTCTATTCTTCTTTCTACTCTATCACCAATTGTACCAAAAGAAGCGAAGTTGATAAATCTATTGATTTGTTCGCCAGGAGAGAAACTTTCATATTCTGGTTCTGATCTGACTGGTTGTGATGCATTAACTAAACCAGCACCAGATTGTTCTGAATTTCTTCTGTACTCATATTTTGTAATCTTCATGTGATCCTGTTTAGGATCAATATCGAGAGGATATGTAAGAAGTTCAGTTGTTTTTATCTTATCATCGGCGTCTGTGTAAGTTTCTGTCATCGCCTGATTAGTATTTTTATATTGTGCAAATGCTAAATTTGGACTTGAAATACCATCTTGTACATTTGGATATGGAGTTTGATTTAAGTCTTTGTTTATGTTTTCCTGTGATTTTTTTGCATCATAAAAACGATTTTGTTCTTCCTTTGAAGATTGTGTTATTGAATCTGCAAAAGAATCTATATTTCCACCATATTTAGCTATATTAAATTGTTGAAGAGCTTCATCAGCATTTGCCAAGTCATTGAATAAATTTGATGATGGATCAATAACTGATGGATATGCTGGATCACCATTATTTTCTATTCCAATCAACTTATCACCACTGAAGTGATAAGAAAATCCATTTACTACTTTACTTTTTTTAATTCTTGCCATTAGTTTGAACTGTAAATTCTATTTTTTGGAACATTAACTCCTCTCATATCAACAAATCTTTCAGTCGGTAGTTGTGCTACATCTGTCCACTCAGATTCTGGAATACGGTATGGTTGTCCTCTTACTCCAGCATAAAGATACCTATGTAGAGTTCTTCGAGGAGCAGCGATAGCACCCTGAGCAGAGTTATTTAGTAAGCTCATTGCAAGTTCTTCTCTTTGAGGTAAACGCACATAATGAAGATTGCAACCTAAGAAACCACCTTTTTGATATTCAATCACATATGATAGAGGAAACATATCATAATAGGGTTGTTTTGTTTGTGCTTGATATGTAAAAAAATATAATTGGCCAGGAGCAAATCCACCTGTGTCTGCAGCATCACTGTCAAAGTTTGTTGATCCAAGTTCTTGAATTAATTGATTGCGAAAGAAATCTTCATTAACTTGACCACTGACTCTATTCAATATATTTTGTAGAATACTCATCTGATTCCTAGTTCCTTCTCAGTCATGATTTTAAATTCTAGTTTCCTATCTGCACAGAACTCTCTTGCAGCTTTCCACTTAGCTTGATTTTTAACATATGTGACTGATTCATTTATTAGTGTTTTTCTTGATTTTCCTTTTGTCGCCTTTGGTTCAAGTGTTTCTCTCATGGGTTTTACTTCTATCACCGATCTACGAATGTCACCGCTCTTATCTTTATATTTAATGAAAAAATCAGGAAAATATCTACGAACACGATTTGTAGTGGGATCACGATAGGGTATGAAAAACTCTTCCGACGCCCATTCAAGAATATTTTCATTCAAATCGCAGTAATTCATGAATTTTCTTTCCCATAATGACCTATAAATAATATTTTGAGAGTCCCCTTTGTATTTTTTGGGATTAGAGGGCCTATATATTCCTTTATAGCTCATATATAGTAATAACAAGTTAAACTTATTTATCGTGTCAAGTAATAATTTATTTCCAAGAAAAAGAGATCTGTTTCAGAAGAGCACGAGGGAACTTCAAGAGGTGGTTGGTCGCCCCTCGGTGGATACCCAGTTCCAAGTTATATTTTCATTTGGAAATTATCAAAATTGGTTGAGTGAAATTGGAGGAGATATTCCTAAATCTAGAACAAATGGATTAGATTTTAAAGAAAAAATGTCAATAATGTGTGCAGAAGCAGAATTGCCAGGCACACAATATCAAACAAGTCTTGCAGTTGGACATCATCAAGGTATTCAAGAGGAATTTGCGAATCTTAGAACTTTTCCGCCTCTTAACTTAACTTTTTATGTTGATGCAGATCATGTGATTCTTGAAGTATTGGAAACATGGATGACATTTATTAATCCAATTTCAAATAATAAAAGAAACATGAACGCTTTTGGTCGTTTTCATTATCCAGAGGACTACAAAGAAATCATGCATATCACAAAGTTTGAAAGAGATACTTTCATTAAAGAATCACAAACAAAGTTGTCTTCATATGAATTTGTTAATGTTTGGCCCACCAACATGACATCAATGAGAGTTGCCTATGGTAACTCAAATGTGTTAAGATTAAGTGTGAGGTTTGCTTATGATCGATTCTTTACAAACTTTCATTATGATGATGCTCTTTCTGCTGTGGAAAACACATCAGATGGTGAAGGAAAATTAAGAGGCGGCCAAGGTGGATTACGTTTAGGTTCTACGACTCGGAGACAAGGTGGTAGATATAGTCCGAAACACCCATATGGGACAGGATCATCGAATCGTGGTGAACCTTATATAAATCCAGCTACAAACTACAGAAACCGCCGAAGGGGTAGTGGATCCCGCTAAATAAAACACTGAATTAATAAATTATGCCGTTACCAACGATTGCAACTCCGACTTATGAGTTGACTTTACCATCAACAGGTAAAAAATTAAAATATAGACCTTTTTTAGTTAAAGAGGAAAAATTATTAATATTAGCACTTGAGTCCAAGAGTCAAGTTGAAATAACTAACTCTGTAAAAGATGTTTTGAAGAAGTGTGTGATCACAAGAGGAGTAAAGATTGATGATTTGCCTACATTTGACATTGAATATTTGTTTTTGAATATTCGTGCAAAATCAATCGGTGAGGACATAAATTTAGTGGTGACTTGCCCAGATGATAGAGAAACTGAAGTTAATGTAACTGTATATGTTGATGAAATTGAAGTTGTTAAATCTAAAGATCATACACCAGATATAAAGCTTGATGGAGATATGACTCTTAGAATGAAATATCCATCTCTAAGTCAGTTTATCGAAAATAATTTTGACACTGATGACGAAGCTAAAACTACAGTGGACAAAACATTTCAATTGATAGCAGATTGTATGGACACTGTATATACTAAAGAAGAAGCGTGGGAATCAAAAGATTATTCTCCTGATGAGAGACTAGAATTTATAGAACAGTTGAACTCAAAACAATTTAAAGAAGTTGAGAGATTTTTTGCAACGATGCCAAAATTATCTCACACAATTGAAGTGACCAATCCAAACACTAAAAAGAAAAGTAGTATCGTTTTGGAGGGTCTAGCCGATTTTTTCGGCTAAGTATTGCAAGAGAGGATCTTGAAACATATTTTCGTATTAATTTCGCTCTCATGCAATACCATAAATATTCATTAACTGAGCTTGAAAACATGATGCCTTGGGAGAGAGAAATTTATTTGACTCTCTTGCAACAATATATTGAAGAAGAGAATTTAAAGAGACAACAACAAGAGGGTGTCCAAAAGTATGGATGAGGAGGAGTTAGAACAATCTAACAAAATCAACATTAATAGTTTTTTTCAATCTGTCCAATCTGTTGATAGAGTGGCTAAGAGTGCCTTAAATTCTTCAGAAACCAGTTTAAAATCATCTAGAAGTAATCTTGATCTAATCAAAGCTCTACAATCAAGTTTTGCATCGCTTAGAGACGAAGTTGAACAGATAACAAGATATATTTTAGTTGAACAAGATGATAGATCAAAAATTTTAAATCAAAGAGAACAAGAGGCAGCTAGAAGAGAGGATGATATACAGAAGGGAATATTCAGTGCAGAGGATGCCCGAGAAAAATCTTTACAGGATGATAAACCATTCTCAGGTAAAAATAGATTTTTAGAAGGTATAACAGGCGGATTATCAAATATTATAGAACAAAATCAAGATTTAATTGCTGGTGCAGGCGCTGCTACTATTCTTGGTGCGATACCATTTAACTTTGGTGGTTTTGTTTATGGATCAGGTAATGCTGATACTGTCAATGCTAAATTAACGCCTGGTGAATTTGTTGTTCCAAAAGATACAGTTGATAATTTCGGTTCTAATTTCTTTGAAGGTTTAACACAAGCGTCACAACCACAAACTAATTCATATAGTTCATCCATACAATACTCCACAAAAGGAAATGTGGAGACAGGAGAGATAGAAATTGATCCTAGTTCCTTAGAGCCTGGTGTTCCAATTGAAGCAGCACAACAAGATTATTATATGGGTAAAATTAAAAAATTACAATTTCAGATAAGAAATAAAAAAAGACAATTTGGTGATGATTATGATACTTCTTATATGGAGGGTGAACTTAAAAAATTTAATGACAAATATAATTCCACTCTAGAATATGGTGGTATTGACTATACAAATATAGGTAAAAATGAGGAAAAGAAAGAAAATAAATTTGGAAACTTCGTGAAGAGTGGTGGTATATTTGGTGCTATAGGTAGAATGTTTGGTGGTGATAAAAAAAATGAAAATGTAAAAAATGATGATAAGAATGTAAAGTTTAATACATACGATGATTATGATGATGATTTTAGTGATCCATTTTTTGATGACGGTGTAGGATTTGATGAATTAATAGATGATGATTCTACAATTAAATCTGGAGATAGAAGAGGTTTGCTTGGTGCGATAGGTGGAACTATAGATGCTGCTACTGGTGGGTTAACAGATTTAGACCGTAGGGGTGGTAAACCATTTGGTTTAATGAGAGGCATTACTGGTTCTATTGATGCTATGACAGGTGGACTGACTGATTTAGACCGTAGAGGTGGTAAACCATTTGGTTTGATGAGAGGTATCACTGGTTCTATCGATGCTATGACAGGTGGATTGACTGATTTAGATCGTAGAGGTGGTAAACCATTTGGAACTATGAGATTAGCAACTGGCATGGCTGATGCTATGACAGGTAATTTATTTGATTTAGATAGAAGAGGTGATGGAAAAGAAAAGAAACTTCCTCCATCTCAAGATCCTAGTCATCCTTTATATCAGAAGATACAAAAACTAAAGAATAAAAAAGATCAACTTCAAATGGATACTACTGTAAATCCTGATGGATCAATTACAAGTAAAGGATCAGGAACATTTATTGGAGGTGAATTGGTAAAGCCTGGTGAACCACTAACTCCAATGCAAAGAGCAGCGATTACTATGGGATTGCAGATGGGAAATACATATAGTCCAGAGATAATGGAAAAATACAACAACGCTGGTGGATCTCCCTCTAAAGAAGAATTTGAAAATTATCAGAAGAACAAATCAGTTTCAAAAGTAGAACCTAAAAAAGAAAAAACAATGGGCGAACTTGCAAAGAGAGGAATCGCTGGCATTGCTGATGCTATGACAGGTAATTTATTTGATTTTGATAAGAAAAATAAAGTTAAAGGTTCTAGTGAAAATTTAAAAGTGACATCAAACGAAGCCATGAGAGGAGTGTCTCAAACTATAACTCAACCACCAGATATGGGAGGAGATGAGACAATAGTTTTACCTCCTACAGAATCAGGTGGAGATGGTGTATCGATACCACCAGCAATTCCACCAAATTTTGCTGGTGCTAATACTGGAACTACTCCAATCGGTGAAACAGTTAGTAGTATTCCATATATTGATGTAATATCAAACCAATATCTATCCATACCTTAAAATGGCGATAACAGTTTCAAATTTCTTTGATTATTATTCGACCTTATCTAAGAAAAAAAGGTTGGATTCTAGAGAGGCTAGAGTCAGATCTAGAGAAATGTCCATATCTAGATCAGTTCCAGCAGCCCCTGCACCTGTTGTGGATGATGAGAGTAAATTCATAGAGGCTCAAAACTTTTTTGGAATGGGATTTAGAGAGGGTATGAGAAAAGGACAACTGGGAGAAGAATTTAATCCAAATGAACTTGGAAACATGTTTAAGTTTTATTTTGGATCAGGTCTTAAACGAAGAGAGTATGGTGGCCCTGTTTTAAAAGGAGAATCATATCTAGTTGGTGAAGATGGCCCAGAAGTTTATACAGCATCTAATGACGGTAAGATTATTCCTAATAATTTATTGTCGCCAAATATGTCAGGTCTTGATGGTGGAGGTAGTGTCACAGATGCAGTTATGACACCAGCTGATAAAATAAGTGATGCAATCTCAATATATAATACTAATATGGAAAAAACTAATACAAGAACCATAGTTCAGCCATCAGTGGTTAACAATACTATTCCTGTTCCTCAACCAATTATGATGCCCACAACAGGAAAAACTACAGTAGAGACTATGAGTAGATCAAAATTTAATAATATTATGGCTAAGGGTATAAAATAATGGAAAATAGATATTTTTTAAAAGAGTGTAAGTTAGTACCAACAGAGGGTTCTTCTTTAAAACAAGAATTTGAGATATCTGCTGGTAATCCACTGATATCATATTATGAAAGTATCAAAAGTCCAGCAATATCATTAACATTAACTTTTCTTGATGTTGATCAGTTGGTGAGTCGTGAGGGTATCACTGGCGGAGAGTATCTTTCTTTAAAAGTAAAAAAGGAAGGTCATGATGATTTTGAACTTAAAGCAGACAAACATTTCTTAATGCTTAATTCTGTCAAAGATGTTTCAACAAGTTCATCAAAACAAGTCGCAACTCTAGAATTTGTATCAGTTGAAGCAATTATTAACGAGACTGCAAGAGTAAATAAAAGATACACTGGGAATGTCACTCAAACAGTAAAAGAATTGTTAAAGGGTAAGAGAGGTATTGAAACAAAAAAGAATCTTGATAGTGATCGAGCATCAAACTCTTACTCCTTTGTTGGAAATTTAAAACGACCTTTTGATACAATTCAATGGTTGTGTTCTAAAACTCAATCTTCAAAAGATGGTTATGGTTTTTTATTTTTTGAAACTGCTGATGGGTATGTCTTTAAATCAATTGAGAAATTATTAAAACAAAGACCAATTGAATATAAAAAATCAGAACTTCCTGATCAAAATTCAGAACCAGATGATTTTAGAATCATAGAAAATAATTTAGATCAAACAAATGATATTGGTATCAACTGTAGAATGGGAATGTATGCAAATAAAACCATTTATATCAACGTTGACAACGCAACTTACAAAACTGTAGATTTTAGACTAGAGGATTTAAAACTTAAAAAATCACCTAAATTGCCAAATAGCTTAGAAAGAGTTCCAACTAGATTAATGTTGAGAGTTTTAGATAAAGGTGCATTACAAAAGGGATCAAAAAGGAAAGAAATTCAAAAAGAAAATGAGCTTGCCATTTATCAAAGTAAGTCTTATGCTAGGAATAATCTAATATTCTCTCAATCAATGAGTATTGTGATTCCATTTAATCCAGATTTAAGAGCTGGACAAATGTTAGATTTAAAATTTCCACTTAGAAAAGGATCTGATCAAGAAACTACCACATACGGAAAAGACTCTGATGATGACGTTAGTGGAAAATATTTAATATCAGAATTGAAACACACTTTGGGTAATAATGAAGGCACTACTCAATTGAAATTAATTCGTGATGTCTTCACCGCTTAAATAAAAGAAACAGGAGTAATCAAATGAAATCTATCGAAGACCATATGGAACATGATAAGAAAATTATCGATGATCCACAATCAAATCCAGCAGCACGCAGACACGCAAAAGAAGAGTTGCATGAACTTGAAGAGTATGTAGAACATCATAAGGAAGAGATTGAAGCAGGCGATCATCATGATCCAAATGCTTTAGAATTATTTTGCGATCAACACCCAGATGAACCTGAGTGTTTAATATACGACGATTAATTAGATGTATCAACCATCAACAAATTTTTGGGGAAAAGATCCTATGCAATGGTGGATTGGTCAAGTTACCGATCCAGAAAAAGGAAAGTGGGGAGATTCTCTTGAAAGAACTCAAGCTGCGAATGGAGAAGATCTTTATGCTTTTAGATGTAGAGTTCGCATAGTCGGGTATCATGATTGTTCTGATGACCTTCCTGATGAGGACTTACCTCTAGCTCATATTCTTTTACCACCAAACACTGCAACCACTGGTGGTTGTGGAGAGACAGTGCAATATCAAGGTGGAGAGGTTGTTGTTGGATTCTTTATGGATGGTGAGGATGCACAACAACCAGTGATATTTGGAACTTTATTTAAACAACCTTTCGTAGCGGATGAATTAACAACCGCACAGTTTAACGCAAAAAGACAAACTTGTTTTGTGCCTTACACTCCACCAAAAGTAGTTCAAACCTCTGGTAAACAAAACCAATTCCAAGAATCACCTTGGCCTAGATCTTTTACGCCTGGTGAACTTGCAAAAAGTATTGCTGCAAAACAAAAAGAAGCAGCGACAAATATAACAATTGATAATTTTAGTCCTTGTGAGGATAATGAAATATCAAAGATAAGTAATGCAATAAAAAACTTCACTCGAAAGGCAGAGGCTCTTCAAGAATTAAATGAGGCATCTACATATATCGACCCAATATACGGCGGTATTGTTGATATTCAATCAGAAATACAAATAGCTACAAATCAAATTCATAATTCAATGACGAAGTTAGTTCGTCGTGGTCGTTCATGGTTGATTCAAGATACTCTTGACAAATTAAATTTAACTCTCTCAGATAAAGTTGATAAATTTAATCAGGTTCCAACTGGTCAAGCGACAAAAACATTGTCTGATGTTATCTTTTGTAATATTGAAAAGATACAAGACGCTTTGAAGGATTATCTCTCTAAAAGTTTAGAGAACATGATTGGACAAGTATTAGATGTCCCTGTTTGTGGTGTTGAAAATTTCCTTAGTGACATGTTTGGACAGATTAATAATATCATTGATAATGATCTTGGTAGTATGTTTGGACAACTTAATAATATTCAAGGTGGTGGAATTGCACTTCCTAGTAAAACTTTTACAAAAGCAATTAAGTTTGCAAATATCATCACAAATGTTCTTGATTGTGATGCTGCAAACTGTCCAGAACCAACTTCCTATAATGCAAAGAACGGAGTGAACAAATCAATAGATGATAGTTTTGATAACATACTGTCAAAATCTGGATTAGACAGACTTAAAAATATTGCTGATGAAATTGATAATCTTGGAGATGCTATTCCAGCAGAACCATCTAGACCAGATTGTAACACCAATGTTCTTAAATGTGGCCCGCCAAGAGTAGACTTCATAGGTGGCGGTGGTCAAGGTGCATCTGGAAGTGCAGTTGTAAATGCTCTTGGAAATATTATTGGTGTTGCGATCAACGGGCCAGGATTTGGATTTGAGGAACCACCAATACTCTCTTTCTTTGATAGTTGTGATAAAGGTTACGGAGCTGGAGGTTATCCAGTCATGGGGCCTGTATCAAAAATAAAAGATGGAACGAGTGTTTCAGTTGGTGGTGATGGTGGAATACAATTAACTTCAAACGGATTACCTGTAACTTCTGGTGCTTTGGGTGGAATACCTGTCACAACATCAGACGGACAAGCAGTTACAAATGGAGATGATCAAATTGTTGCTGGAGGAGTTGGAGGAACACCAGTTATAGCTGGTAGTGTCGGTGGATCAGAATTGAACGTTGATGGTGTGCCTATAGTTGTGAATGGTAAAGGAGGTGCAACTTTAATCGCTGGTGCTTTTCCTGTTGTAATTGGTGCAACAGATAACACTGCTGGCACCGCTGGTGCTGGTTTTGATGGTTTCAATATAACTGTTGGTGGTGAAACTGATGATAATATATTGTATGTTCCAGATTCAAATGGAAATGAGTTAGGTGTTGTTGGCGCTGTTATAACTGATCCAGGCCAAGAATATCTTCCAAACACCACAGAAACTGATAGAGATGGGAATGTGAAAGAACTTGTAGCGGATCCAAACGGAAATTATGATGGTGAACAATCATACGTTACATCTTTAGGTGATGCCATTGTTCAAAATGCTGGATTTGGATATTCAGATGGTGACACAGCCACAGTGAGTGGGGGTTCTATCGATTCTGCTGGCGACACTTTGCCAGGTGATGCAACTGGTGATACAATACAAAAGCCAGGGCAAGCACAAGTTGAGTTGGAAATTCAGAATGGTTTTATTGTAGGTGCGAATGTTACCAGTGGTGGATTTGGATTTACTAAACTTCCAGATATTACAATAAATAGCGATACTGGAGCTGGTGCTAAGATATCACCAGTTCTTAACTTCACTAAGGTTGATGATGCAACTAAACTTGCTGAAGTAACTCAAACTGCTGTCATAACTGTAATTAGTTGTATCAATAAGTAAAATGTCAAAAGCACCAAACGATAGAAAGAATATAGAAAGGCAGGCTAAGTTAAGGTATGCCATTCAGAGTGGACAGAGTAGCATTCATGGTGATACAAACTATGAAATCCAAACTCAGGAAGCTCAGTCTTTTGGATTTTATGCCAGCACAGGTCAAGGTGCATCTGAAGGTGGTGGGCCTGGCACAGGTAAGCATGTTTTATACACGCCAGGATCTTCAACAGAAGTTCTTGGTGAAGGATTAAAAGTTAGAAAGCCTGGCGACATATCACAACTACCAGCAAAGATTATAAAAGCTAAGAGAGGTGATATGATCTTTGAATGTGAAAATGGAAATATATTATTAAGAGCAAAGAATGTTTTCATTGATGCAAATGGTGGTGGTCAAGATGGACAATTTACTGTAAAAGCAGAGAGACTTGCAGATATAGGAGCTCCTGATATTCGTGTGCAAGGTGAAAAAATTACAGTCAAAGCCACTAAAGACATGAATGTGATTGCAAAAGGACAACTTGAATTAAAATATGGATTCATGGTTGCTGCTTCTTTTGCAGATGAAAAGTTTGGTGCTTTAACAGCTAATCTTAAGAAAACACAACTATCAACTGAGAGAAAATTATGAACGTTTCAAGATTACAATCAGATAAGTTAATCGTAGGAACTAACGATGTATCTTACGTTCCACCTGATACCTCACCCACAGGGACTGCGGTGTTGAATGGCCCTGTTTATGTTGGAAAAACTGGTGCATCGCCAGGTTATGAGGCAGTTTTAAATGTAACATCAAATTCTGCGTCTCAAAACTCTCTTGATACTCAACCAGCTTGTAGTGCAAGTTTAGCAATGAAGGTAGATGGAGATAGTAAATTTGTTGGTGACGGTAAAACTGGCCCTGATGCGATTGTGGTTGTGGGTGATATGTTCGTTACTGGTAGGGTTGATTGTGGTAATAAGGGAAAACTTGCATCTAGATTTGGTGCTGCAGACGCTAGACCAAAACCATTTGATTTAGTTCATCCTACAAAAGGTAAGGGTCATCGTCTTCGTTATGCTTGTATTGAAGGCCCAGAAGTAGGAGTTTACTTTCGTGGTAGATTAAAAGAATCAAAT